CGACAGGGCCTTGAGGAGGCCCGAGCTATGCCTCCACCCGCCCCAGGTACGCCAGGAGATGTTGACGCCTTCATAAAGCATGAATATCTCTGTGGGGTTGATGAAGATCTCGACCCAGTCGAGTTTGCCCCACGGCTCATCCAAGGACGTCGTCCACGGATGCAGGCCGCTACGGGGCCGTACACCTTTGCATACGGGAAAATGCTTGCTGACTCCTGGTCATTGGAGAACATGCATAAGTACCGGGTCTCCCTGTACTACGCTTCAGGCTGCTCCGCTGAGTCTCTCGGTGAGTGGTTTGATCGTGCTGTGGAGATTGTCAGTCCTTTTGGGCCAGTGGCCGCAGGCGAGGCTGACGCAGTTCTGTACGATTCATCTCAGGGTGAAGCGATCTCGAAGACGGAGAAGAAATGGCTCACGAGCCCCTGTCGAGATACGCTTACGAGAGCATACCTCTTCTGCCAACTCCGAACACGTGGACGGTTGCCACATGGCACCGTCTACGCTTTCCGGTGGCGCCGTTGTTCTGGCGACGGCAACACCAGTGGGAGCAATTCTGAGTTGGAAGGGCGTGGCATGGGTGAAGTGGCTTGGGAAGTGACCATTTACCGCGTGGCAATTGCCGTTCTTGGTGATGACATGCTGATAGTTGGAGTCCTCTCCGACGTTCGCGCCTTCGTTAGTGCAGTCGGAGGTGGGTATCTGGCACCAACTGGGCTGAACTACACAGTGGTCATGCGACCAATCCCTGACCACAGTGAGTTCTGTAGCGGTAGGTTCTACCGAACCGCCCTAGGCCACTATTGGGGACCTAAGATCGGACGCGTCCTGTATAAGACAGGCTTCACACGATCGCCGCAAAGCCATGGCAGACCACTCGCTCATATTAGGGGTGTCAGCCTTGGCCTAGCTAAGACCACAAGTTACGTCCCAATCCTGAGGGCTGTGATTGCTAAGCAGATAGAGTTGACCGAAGGGATAACGGCTTTGAAACCGTTAACCCAGGAGGTGAAGATACGAGCTGCAGCCTATCATGATCTTGACGACGAAACTTGGGACCAATTCGAGGAAATTTATGACATCCCCAGGGGCGACGCCAAAGCACTGGAGGCTGAAATTTCCCGTGTTACGAGCTTGCCACACACCTTGGTAGGGAGTGTTGTGGTTAAGCTGCTGCTAACAGACTTGAACGTCAAGCAGCGTCCCAAAGTTGAGAGTTTCTGTAGCCTGAGCGTCATGGCCAGATTAACTCAACTGTGGAGATGGTTCTGTCAATCGTCTCTGGCCACGTCAGCACAAGCGAAGGTGGCGGAACTCCGTCAAGAGATCCGCCTTCCAAAGCTTAGTGCTGATGCTGAGAAAGCAGCCAGAGATTTCGGTGAGTCTGTGAACAGGTCAGGTGCCTTAGTCACTGCCCTAGTCACCCTCGGTGTTGTTTCACCCATAGCCGAGGAGACGATCCGACGAATTGACAAGTGGGGAATCATTTTCCACTGGTCTATCATAGGCATTGAGATTCTGTCTGTGATGGGTCAACCTAATTGGTTGGCCAGGGCCTTGTACATCTTCATGATGCACAACGTCTTCAACGCAATGCCCTATGGTTGGGCTATCGTTGCTCACGCAGTTCACAACATTGCCTGTGTGTGTGCTGGTCTCTACTAAACACACACTCTTTAGCGAACGTAAATAGTGGCAAAAGGTCCACCACCGCTCAAGTAGACCGACTAGAGCTTTCAACTTATGGCATTGTCAACTCAACGTAAGAAGAAAAGCACCAAGAAAAAGCAATCCAAAACCGTGGTTGTAGTGGGCCAACCCAAAGGCCCCAAGAATTGGAACGCAGTTGCTAATGCAAATGACACCGTGCGCAGTGTGCCGGGCCTCGGGCGGCCCATCATACAGCCGGGTGTTGGTTGCTATGCAATCCAACTCCTTTGTCCCGAATTACCCGTTTGTCAGCGTCGGATCCCAGATCTGTTTAACGGGTTGTCGGCTATCTATTTTAATCGGCGAGTTTTTAAGATCACTACTGCTTCGGCTCCAACGAG